CACCTATAGGATCATTATTATTAGAATCATATATAACTTCTTGCCCATTTGTAAAATAATGATTTTCTGAGAAGATTAATTGATATCCTCCTGTTGTTATTCCACCAGAATTTGTAGTTGGTCTTCCATCAAATGAAACTTCTCTAGATCTAATATTAAGTATTGGTTTAATAACTGCTCCACTACCATTACCACCACTTACTGTAACGGAATTTACTTCTGAAATATCAAAATCTAGTTGATCCACATAAACTTTTTTAACACTTCCACTAACTACAAGTTGACTAAAAGCAGTTGATGCAATACCAGCAGAAACTGTTAATGTGGGAAGATTAATAACATCATATTCACTACCACCATTTAATACATCTATAGATTCTATTCCTCCATAATAAACTTTATCATGAGATTTATAATTTTTAATCTCTACACCATTAATTAACATTCCAATATTTCCTGGAGTAGTTAATTCATTATTTCCATTCTTTGTATTTACTGGTAATGTAAACTTTTTAAGTAATTTCTGGGATCCAATTTTAGATGATCTTTGAGAATATAATGTAAATGTATGAGTTCCAAATACACCAGCTGGTGGAGAAAGATTTAAATAACCTTCAGACTCAATAAATGATGGAGAATTGTATAATCTAATAGATTGTCCATCTGGTAAAACCTCAACATAATATGATCCTGCAATTAATCCACTAATTGGAACTGAACTTGGTTCATATTGAATCCTATCACCAGTAATAAAAGGTGCTTTATTATCAAATTTTATACTACTATATTCTCCATTAGATAATATATTTGTTAAATTGCTAACAGAATCTATTGAAGATGAATTAATTTTTTTTGTTATTTCATAAGTATATTCAAATCCATCAGATACATCATATCCACTTACTCCTGAAGGTAATGAATTAGATGCAACATAAGCATATTCATTTTTTTTATCAACATATAAATTTTGTATGTCACTAATAATATTACCATTACCATATTGAATAGGAACATTTACACTAGTTGCTTTATTAATTTTTCTTCGAAGAGCATATGATGTATTTGTTCCTGGTGTAAAATTAAAATTCTCTAATTCAACACTATTACCATTTATAGTTTTAACGTATGGATATCCGATTACACCTGCAGCTGCAGAACTTGCCAATGAAGATTCGGTTGGATATACAATTACACCAGAACCTCCAAGACCATCTTGTTGTACTATTTCTACTTGATCACCTAATTTTAAACTAGACCTATCAATATCACTCTTAAGAGTTAATGATAACGTTTGTCCAAAGTTTAAAATTTCATATGAAGAACTAGTATTATAAATCCAAGAATTAGCAAAAATTTCTTTATAAGTTTTATTACTTGATGGATTCTCAATTAAATCACCAAGATTTTTTACTGAAATTATATCATCTTCAGATACTTGTAAATTTTCAGATATTTGTTCAAAATCAGATAATACACCCGTTAATCTTAGTTCTACACGTTTAGAAGAATCACCATCTTCAAATCCAAAATAAGTTTCATCGGATCTAATATTATCAGTAGCATTTATATTTTCACCATCACCAGAAGATGTAGTCCAAGAACAATTTAGAAACTGGTTAATACTTTTATCAGAATAGGTAATACTGTTGATACCAGATATAACCATTCCAGTTTGTGCAAATCCAATTGTAGAATCAACAGAAATTATAGAAGAACCAACTGAAACTTTTTCAAAACTTTTTGTATTTGGAGTTATTTGAAAATTACCTTCAACATAATTATTATCATCATATCCAATAAAAAGTGAAAGTTTAAAATATTGCTTATTTTGTCTAGTAAATGGTTCTACTTCCGATATTGATGCAGATGTAGCACTATCAGTTGATTTTGTAATAGTTTGTCCTATTAATTTAACAGGATCTCCAGAAATTATCTCAGCAATTGCAATTTCTCTTCTAATAAATTTAGATGATGAAGGTTTTATTAAAAAATCTTCTAAATTTACTATACTTGGTGTTACTCCATAGAGAACATTAAAAAGAATTCTAATAGATTCATTTGTACCTTTAGATTGATAAAAGGATTGTGCTTCCTTTATAAAATTTCCTGCATTCAATGATTTGTCAAAATCAACATTTTCCAATCCAGGAGTGAATGTATATCTTAATTTTTTATAAAATTCTCTGAGAAATAAAGAACTTAAGTTCTTAATATCTTTATTTGCAATATGTGATTCTTTTGATGAATCTGAAAATATAAGCTCTTCTTGATTTAAATCACTATGATATGAGGTTATACCACTAAATCCACGTTTACAACCAGTAAATGTGGTAGAGGTTATTCCAGTGTATGTAATTATCTCATTATCAATCTTTAATAATCCATATTCTGATGGAAAACCTTTTGTACTATTAACAGTAATAGTAGTATCTGTAGAATTAATATCAGATTCAAGAGTAGTATTATCTACAATAACTTCAGGTATTAAATTATCAACCTTTAAATATTGATCTAAATTTTCTGCAATGTCAACAGGACCACCTTGATATTCTTGAGAAGTATAATACTGCTTTAAAAAATCTATAGATTTTGGACTTTCATCCAAAATAAATTCAGGTAATTGGTTATTAATTATCTGTTGAATCTTTATTCTAGATTCAAATCCAGTTTGTATCATATTACTGTCTTATTAAATTCCCATTTAGATAACTTGATGTATAATAATCTCTAGAGAATACTACTCCAGATATTTCATCACCAGAAGCAATTACATCCTTAACCATATTTATTGAACTTTTTGAAATGCTAAAATTCAAATATAAATCTTTTAATCCAATAATATCATTAGAATCTGGGAATGCCTGTATTTCTATGATATTATTAGGTTTATCAGTAGATGTGATGTTTACAGTATTCAATAAAATCTCACCTTTAATATAATCTATTGTCCCTGCAGACTTAACTACAACTCTTACAGATTCATTACTAATTGGTTTAACTATTGATATCACTCCAGTTTTTTTATTTTCATTTGGAGTATCTGTTAGATATACAGTATCACTTTCAGTGGATATATTAAATCCTGTTGATTTAATATTATATCCATCACTTTTAACATAGAACTTATTACCAAAACAAAGTTCATATTGTCCAAATTGATTTATTAATGCTCTCAAATCTCTTCTAATTCTTATTCTACTAATATTAGAAGTTATAGCACTATCAGTATTATCAATTACTTGTTGAACTTTACTATATTTAAATCTACCACCAAAAGCATTCAGATCTATAGAATTAGAATAAGTTGTTAACGAATCAATAACACGTGTTTTTAATGATTCTGAAGTAGATATTTTTGCAGAATCATAATAAACAGAAGAATCCATTTCTACATATAGTATTTTAAGATCTACTATTTTTTGATTTATACCAGATATAGAATATTGTTTCAATTGTGATAAAATTCTAGATTTATTAAAATCAGAAACAAAAGTTCCATTTTTAGGTTTAATACTTATAGAAACAGTTCCATATTCTGGTGGATCTAATTCTTCCCCACCAACAACTGATACCGTGTCTGTATCTGGGTAAATATTCTTGATAATTGCCTCATAATCACGGGCTGTAACTGCTCTACTCTGTGCAGAATAGATCTTAGGTGCAAAATACTTAATAGAGTCAATTGACTCTATCTCACTGCCATTCTGAGACTCCTGAACTGTAGTTATATCAACATTTCCAACATTAAGAATACTTCCATCAGATGATTCTAATCTACCAGAGAAAGCAAAGTTTCTTACTCCATTACCTTCTTTACCAGCAGTTACAATATAATTCGCAGTAATTAAATTTCCATCATCATTTGTTCCAGTTCCTAACTTTTTACCGATTAATCCATCACCAAATAATAGTTGATATTGTTCATCTTGCACTTCTTGAAGAAGATAAATCCTAGAAGTAGAGCCTACATTAACAATATTATCTGCAACAGAATATTCTATACCTAATCCATCTTCATCTTCTTTTTTAATATACACATTAATTGTAGAGGTATCAATAAATGCATTTTTAAGAATAAATTTTTGATCTAAAGAACCATCATAATTAAATGTATTTGTTAAAAAAGTTCCTTCATATATTTCTATTGAATTAAATGATGCTACAAAATTACCATTTGATGCTTCTATAAAAGTTTTTGTTATATTTTCAGGAATTGAAAAGATATATCCAGTATTATTAACATTTCCAGTGCATACAAGACCTCTTTGAAGGGTTACAGAGACTGAAGAATTACCTACAGGTCTTATGATATCAAAAGATACTTGTGCCTTTGCTGCCGTTCTAGAGCGTGGTACATAACCAATGTTTCTTGCCAATGAAACTACATTTTCACGAAGTGTTGCTGAGTCTAAAAAGGACTCATTAACAATCATATTTGAGTTAAATGCAGTAATATATGTATTGTATGCTAAAGTGTCAATTAATACCGAAAAATTAGACCCATCAAAGTCAAAATCTGTGAAATCTGAGTTTGCACGAAGATAATCCTTAATGGAAGTCTTTATTTGGTCAAAATCTAAGTTTGCGTATTTAGTAAAAGGCATATTATCTTGTTGCCTCTAAGAGGAATGAATATTCTTGAGTTGGAAACTCTTGTCCGATGATATCAAATAGAACAGTAACATCAAATGCATTTTGATCTGGTGTAGGATCTACTTGAACTTGCACATTATTTACTCTTGGTTCGAAATTATCTATGGCAATTTCAATTTGGCTCTCAATAACTGAAGCAGTACCCACATCTACAAACCCAAACAGACTACCTCTAACCTCAGAACCTAGTAATGAGTTAAAAAATCTTTCAGTTGGTATAGTTTCGACTATATTTCTAACAGATCTACGTATCGCATTCTCATTTTTTAATATAGGTAGATCTTTTGTAATTGGATGGGGTTCAAAAGACAATGAAATGTCTTTAAATGCCCGTGATATTCTTTGAATCGCCATAAACAAAGAGTTTTTCTTTATTTATACGTGATTTTACATAAAAAAAATGCCTCTTTCGAGACACCTTGGTTATTTTCCTTGTCCTCGGTACCTTTTACGAGCCGAGTTACGAGAAGTTGCCCCATATTTGGTATGTTTTCCATTCCCTTGACGAGATTTTTTAGGAGAAGCAAGAATAATCTCAGAACCCCATGAACCTGTTTTTGATTTGACTGCCATTTTTTCCTAGTTTGCCTCTTTTTTAGTTGATTTTGTTACCATTTAGTTTTCTCGGTGAATTTCAGTCTTTAAATCTTGAGGATTTGGAAAACCTGTCTGATAATATTGAATAGACAAGTCTTCCATCCTATCAAAGTATTCCATCTCTGTTAAATCTGAGAACATTAACTTCCCTTCACAATATATCGAATACTTTTCATTCTTCATTAAATAACTCTTGTTTTTTCGTGTCCGACTCGAATTCTTGGATCACACCAGATCTCGAAATCTGCTTCTTTTGCATCAAGACAGAATGAAACATCTTCGCCACACATGTCCTGCACTTCGCCAGATTCGAATACTTGCATCTGTGGAGCAAACCATGGATACTTCATCTTTTCATGTTCGAATACACCATTCTTAATAAGTAACCATCCAAATCCTGTATAATCTACAGTGAATGGTTTGCGACGCTTTGAGATACTCTCTACTGTTTCATGATTCATCACTCCACCATTACTTCTGAAGTCTTCCTCATCTAACCAGTGTGCTACTGATGTTGTTCTGCCATCTTCTGTAGCATACCAACCACCAGCAATGTCTTGATCCATTAATACTAACTGCCAGAACTTCTCTGAATTAAAAACAATATCACTATCAATCCATAATTGATAATCGTATTTTAATTTGCCGTCCCATGGTTTCTGATCTGGTCCTCGCAGTACATTGGCTCCAAGGCACTTGCATCTTGCAAAGTTTACCATGGAAGAATAATCCTGCGAAATTTGGATGCTCGCACCAGATTGTACCAAGTCAAAGCAGAGTTGTACGAAGTTTTTTAAATATGAATATGATACTCCTCTACCTGGTAGGCAAAATACAATGGCCTTTCCTTTCACCATTTCTTTTGCCTTATCATAATCCCATTCTTGGTCTTTCTTTTTCGTTACAGGCGATTTTGCCTTTACTGTAAATCCTTTAGCCATAAGAATAATAAGTTACATTCGAATCATACTCCATTATATAGTATTTGTCAAGTTAAT